ATCCTTTGCCAACTATGGCGTATATATGGCAGAATTGAATTTATTATTACAATGTGTAGTGGCAATAATGAGCATTGTATATCTTACATATAAAATCAAAAAGATTAAAAGTGATTAAAAAGGGATTAAAAATAACATGAAAGTAAAAGCACCTAAAGGGTATCACTGGATGAAGAAGGGTAATACATTAAAGTTAATGAAACATAAAGGTGTATTTAAAAGACATAAAGGCGCATCATTAACAGCAAATTTTCCTATTATGAAAACGCATAAAGGGTAAAGAAATGCCATACGGTAAAAAGAAAAAGATGAAAACCAAGAAGGTTAGAACTATAAAAAAGAAAAAGATGAAAAGGAAATACTAATGTTAGCAAAACTAATCGCAGATGATTTACTGTCAGATGAAAACGGAGCTGAAATTATTGATGAAATTAATAAGGCTGTAGATATACCCATTATATCAGAGCAAACCGAAAAAAAGATATTGGAAGCTCTTTGGAAAGTAATTAAAGGTGTATTACTTAAAAAGATTGGCATATAGCGTTGAGATTGTCCTAGTCTACTTACTAATTTCTCTTTAATGAGGAGTTATGCTTTATACGGATTAGGACTCATCGCCATTCTATACTTGGTGTATAACCGAGGAACTACTACTAAAAAAATTACTTACAGAGAAGAAACCACAGATTATGTCTATGTACATGAATATAAGGTAACACGATATGCACGCAAGAAAACAGAAACAGATCAGGGAGCTTATAGAGAACATATTGAGGAAAATAAATATGTACTCCCCAGAAGCGGAGAATTTGATATTTGGGACTGGTCTAATAGAAAGTAATTACGATTATTTAAAACAATGGAACAATGGAGTAGCGCGTAGTTGGTGGCAGATAGAACCAGGAATGACTGGTGCTATGGATACGATTGTTAACTACCTTGATTATAGAAAGAATCTATTAGGTAAATGTGCGGTAGCTGCAAAGGTAGCACCCTTTTATTTTCGTAAAGGCGTGGAAGAGGAAGAGGTAAGAGATTTATTAGAAACCAATATTTCCTATGCGATAATTATGTGTAGATTAAAGTATCGGAGAGTCCCTAAAAAACTTCCAAAAACTGTAGAAGAGATGGCGCATTATTGGAAGAAATATTACAATTCAGATCTAGGAAAGGGTGATCCAGAAGAGTTTATTGAAAAGTATAAAATGACACAAAAATGACACAGTCGCATCTTGTGTTAGTCAGTTTATAGAGAATGGCGTCGTACCCAAGTGGCTTAAGGGGGCGGTTTGCAAAACCGATTTAGCCATAGTCGAGAAAACTTATTTTCCCTCTAAAAAACACCTCTCATTCATCATCATAAGTAATAGTAAGTTGTAGTAAATATGACACATAAATGACACACTATATTGCATATACATACGGTCTAAATGTTTCTACCTTTTTGTGCATATATCTCCAAGTCACATCATCCATTTTATGACCTAATAAAAACTTAATATAGAGCCATTCTAAGTCTAATTCTGTTAACCGATTAGAAAAGGTATGGCGAATTGAGTGAAAATCGCTTTTATACTGATATAAATCCATTAACATTTCTTGTAAATGTTCAGTTACATTTTTTCGTTGTTTTCTTTTAGGTGCTAAATTAGTTAAATCCATATCTTTTAATTTAGGGTGTAAGGGTACTACACATTTTCTTTTCACCTTTCTTCCTTGAACCCACTCTAAAAATCCATCTTTTATATTTTTCTTTTCTAAAGTTCCTGCGCTTCCTGCCCTCATACCAGAATATAAAGCTAAAGACATCATAGCTTTATCTCTTTCATTAGTGGTTTGATTAATCACTTCTTTAACCATATCAATAGGAATAGGATCGCGCCTATCTTCTGATGTATCATATCTTTCAATAAAATACGGATCGGCAGGGTTATTAGATACTACTCTAAGCATTTGAGCATATTTAAATAGACCAGACAACATAGATAATTCATGGTTAACCGTATTTTTTGCTCTTACTTTGGATCGCTCTGTTTTATAGTGAATAACATGATCAATACTAATATCGGTTAATAAGACATTGTGGTATAATTTTGCAAAAGGAGCAAGACCTTGTTCTACACGCTTATTCCAATCAGGACTTTTATTTTGCTTATGCCAGGCTAGATAACTTTCAATAAAGTTATAGGTAGTTTTTGGAATATAGGTTAAACCTTGCTTTTCATATAACTCATCAAATTCCTTCTGCTTTATTTTCGCAGCATGATGATTGGTTTGACCTGTACTTCGTCTTACTCTATTGGGCGGTGTTCCTGTAGTATATTGATAGTATTTAGAGCCAGGGCGTTTTCTTATCTTACTCAATTATAAATTATCTACTCATTCATAAAATGTAATTTGGAAATTATCTTTTTTTCCCACCAGAGAATTTTAGCACTTACATGAACTGGAACTTTATGACCTTCTTTATGGATATAATAAAAATCTGTAAAGTAAAAATGATCTCCTACGATATTTTCTTCGTCTTTCATTTTTTCAGGTAAGGTTTTTGATTCTTTTCTAAATTTTTCCTTTGATGTCTCTTCGACAATTTGCTCAATAGGATGCTCAGAAAATTTATATTTAGTACCAACATCCCAATAGTTTTCCATTTCTTTTTTTGTATATCCTAATTTTTCTGTATATATATCAAGATTTGTTACTGAATTAATAGTTCTAGTTAATCCTTTTAAACTAAACCCTATAAGAACATCAATCTCAGAATGAGATGGCTGAGAATCAAAATTTGTATTTTCTATGGTTTTTCTATTTAATGCAGATTTTAATTGGGCTATTTCATTTTTAAGATAACCTATATATCCTCTTTTTTCGTCTAAGTCTTGCAATAGGTCGTTGGTACTAATTTTATTTACGGTACTATTCACTTTTGTGTCTCCTTCTATTGTGATTTGGTTCTCTTCTACTTGTACTCCTTGACTTTGTACTGTTTCTCCTGCCCCTGAAACTGTTTTTGGCTCTCTATTAGCCACCATATCTGAATCTGCCTGAACTAAATCTCCCAAAATAGTCGCATATTGCATTAGGATATGATTTGGAATCTTTCTGTTCTTCCAAGAAGCAATAGTTGGCTGAGATACATTTAGCTTGTCAGCTAATGCTGTATCTGTAAAAACCCCAAAATGAGACTTTAACTTTTTAATTATATTATTAGAAGCCATTAATAACTATTGCAAATGTAATAAAAATGTAATAATTTACCGTGTATCATGTAATATTGATATGAATCATTACAATATATTAGGAATTATTAATGAAAAATCAAACAAAAACTTTTACTACTAGAGAGATAGCGGAACACTTCAATGTTCATCCAGCGACAATTAGACTATGGGCAAAGTCAGGAAAGATCAAAGAAATCAATCTTGGCTATAGAACAAAACGCTATGACATCAGCGATTTAATTATATAAAAAAGAGGTAATAGTATGTTAGAACAGGAACTACTACAATCACCGATACCCGTTGAAAGGCATGACCTTGCCAATGGAAGATGGTATTCACCATTAGAAGATTATTGGGAAGAGCATTTTAAAGATGCACCGATGATATATAAGCGATCATCTACCACCTTTGAGAATGTATTAGACAAAGGTATCGGCTTTCACACTTGGTTAGGTAATGCACCTACTTATCAGGATGCTATGGATTATGCTAATAAGCGAGCAACTATAGGAACAATCGTACATGATTACTGTGAACGATTATTATTAGGTACAAAAATAGATTTTGAAAGGGAAACTAAATGGCACAATAAAGATACCGATGAATTAGTGCCAATCACTAGAGAGATGATTAAGTATATTATGTCTTTTATGCAGTTTTGTGAGGACTCTCAAGTAAATGGAGAGTTTACTACAGAAGCTACAGAGATATGTATGTTTGACTTAGCAGCAGACTCAGAGGGGAATCAGTTACATTCCTGGGCAGGAACTGCGGATTGGGTAGTGAGGTTAGTTAATAAGAAAGGTGAAGAAGAACGATGGATTGTGGATTGGAAAACAGGGAAACCATATAATGTACATCAACTTCAGTTAACCTCATATAAGATATTGTGGGAATCGTTATTCCCTGATTATCCGATAGATGGTGTAGCGTGTCTATACTTGAAGTCAGGATGGCGTAAAGCACCTAACTATACTTTTAAGAAGTATAAGTGCGATGAAGTAACTTGGAAAAAGGTTGTAGAAGTCTCGGATTGGGCGAATAATAATCCTGTTCCGTCTTTTCCACCAGATTTACCTACAACCTTCACATTAGTAGAAGAAGAAGAAGAACAGGAACAACTAAAGGAGTCAGCGTAATGGCTTTTGACAATACAAATAAAGGTGCTTTGTTTACTGCAAAAGAGCGTAAGACAGACAAGCATCCCCACATGACTGGGAAAATCAATCTTGATGGAAAAGACTATAGCTTATCTGCTTGGTCTAATCAATCAAAAAAAGGAGATAAATACTTATCTCTAAAGGTTAGCGAGTTTCAAGCTAATCAACAAAAACAGGATGATGAACTACCCTTCTAAATCCATACCAGACTGTAATGGGCGGGCGCATCCCCGCCCTGAACAGTTTGAGTACATGACTGCCGAAGAGCAAGCGGACTACTTCAAGGAGTTTGCGGAAACAACTTGTAAGTATTGTTCTGGTGATGGTGGTGTACTTGAGTTTGAGTATGAAGAGAGAGGGTACTATCAAGTACCACATCAATTTTTTGAACCCTGCGACTGTATAGATCAGGAGTAGCAACATGAGAACCACATACCATGCCTACCTTCAACGAAGCACTATTATACGGTAAACAGATTGAACAATTAGTTCTCGATAGGATTCGAGAGCAAGACCCGTTTGCTTTGCCTATTCCTGGCAAGTTTAAACAGTTCGATCTGTATTCACCTTCTACCAACACAAGGATAGAAGTAAAAAGTGACCAAAAGTCACAACACACCAATAATTTTTTAATTGAAACCTATATGTATCATAAACCATCAGGTATTCTGTCAACAGAGGCTGATATATGGGTGTTTTATGATGGAAAGAATTTAGTCTGGGTAAAGCCTGAGAAGATTAAAGATTTAATTTTAGAGAAAGGGTATCAACAAAGATTGATTACAGGGAAAGGAGATACAGAACCAAAACGCTGCTATCTCATCCCTACCCATGAAATTTATAGTATATCAACTAAAGTGGAGTCAGTACATGAAGATCACACCAAATGATTTAACATGGATCAGAAAAGGTCTAGCGAGTGAAGTTTTAAAAAGTAAAGCAGATAATAATAAAAATGCAGTACAAGAAGTGCAGCAGTTATTAGATCGCTTAGATGTTATGGAAAAAGAATTTTATAAAAAAAATGCCCTACAATAATCATTTAATTAAGCCTGTAAGCCTAACACATAAGCGAACAGGAATTTGGATTGATGACGAAGATTGGCAAATAAATGATAAATGTATTCTTATGGTTGGCACTAAAAGAAACCTGTAGGGCAAGATTTACAAACAAAGGAGAGTAATATGAGTTACTGGATACAGTCATTATCAGAAAATGGATTTGATGTATTTACATTAGTGTACATCGCTGTTTTATTAATAGCCTATCACTATCTGCAAAGATGGTTTATTAATAAAAAATTTGACAAGATGGAATCAATGTTATTAGAAATCTTTGATGAGGTAGAGAGATGATTATTATTGATATTCCTACATGGATGCTGATGATTGGATGGTTTTTTACTCAAGTATTTAAAATGGTAGGAGCAATGTTCATTTTAGTAGTCAGTTTAAATAAGATAGATATTTGGAGAAAGCAATGAGTAAGTGGCAGGTATATAATGATAAGAAGGATGTGCCGATATGTTGTGGTGTCTATGTGATGTATAAAGATGGTAAGGTGATATATATCGGTATTAGTAAGAATGTACGACAACGGTTTACGAAACACACGATTAAAGAATGGGATTATGTGAAGATGAAACCTGCCACTACTTACGGAGCTGCACATGATTTAGAATCAAAGCTGATTAAGAAGATTAAACCTGAGTTAAACAGTCAGGGTAGTAATCGTATGCAGTTATCTACAAGGCATAGACTTACTGTGCAACCAGATGTATATAAGCGATTTAGAACATTTTGTTATAGTAAAAATTTAAAGATGAAAGAACTCTTAAATGATATACTTCAAGGATTTTTGGAGGCAGCAGAAAATGGCAAGTAAATCTAAATCAAAAGGAAATACTTACGAAAGGGAACTCGTAGAGCAACTAGCTAAAGCGGGGTATAAGGTAAAACGCGCTTGGGGATCGGATGGTAGAAGTATGGGGTTTACTGAAGATGTGGATATAGTGGCAAAGAAGAACAAAAAAACTTTGAAAATACAAGCAAAGCGAAGAAAAAGTATTCCACAATGGTTAGCATTTGGAAATTGTGACTTGGTGATGACCAGGGCAGACCGAGGAGAAACGGTGGTGTTAATGAAAATGAAGGATTGGTTGAAATGAGAGATGAAATAGCAATACATAATCCTGATGCAATCGTCTATGACCCAAAAGAACTGGATGCTGCCATTTTAGGAGTCAGTCATTGTGGTAAGGTAGTGTATAGCTATACCAAACTGGTGGAGTTATTTAAAGGTGTAAATGATTGGACAGATGAAGAGTCAGTAGACTGGATTCAATACAATGTGGTAGGTGCGTATCTAGGTGAATTTAATCCAATCATAGTCTATGACTTACTACACGATTAACATCAAGATTACAGAAAAACTTTCTTCCTCGCAGGTTTTATCCGAAATGCGCGAGGGAGCAATAGAATGGGGTTATTGCATAGGTAAAACTCCAACAAAAAGAGAAGAAATAAAGAAAATCGGTAATAACTACTATATGAAAGTAGGATATAAATAAGGAGATACAATGCAAGTAGATACATTTTTTAAACTAAGTGATGAGTTTTTAGCTGAATGTAAGTCCATTCAAATTGAAAAAGGTCGCGAATACACAGTAGATAGCGCAGATAAATTTAAAAACTTTAAATCAATAGGTGACAGATTGGGAATGGATGCAAAAACGGTGGCTTTAGTGTATATGCTCAAGCACATGGATTCTATACGCGCCTATATAATTTCAGGAAAAGAAGGATCAGAAGGACTGAAAGGAAGATGTCAAGATTTGGTGAATTATGCAATTATGCTATGGGCGATGGATTATGAGGAAAAAGAATATATAAAACTTGAAAAAGATATTGATGAAAATGGAGAAGATTTAACCTATTTTAATGAGTTAAAGAAACTTCATGCCTGATTTTAAGTATTTTTATGAATACGAAGTAGGAGTAGAGCGAGTAAAATATCAAGGTGATCAAGGAAAGGGCAGTTGTCCGCTTGGTACACATGAAGATAGTAAACCTTCTTTTTCTTTTAACCTTACCAATGGTCAATGTAAGTGTTTTAGCTGCGGATGGAAGGGAAATGCCTACTTACTCGCAAAGGCTTTAGACATGAATAATCCTGAGAAGATGATTAATGGTGAAGCTCCTGTAAAAAACGGGCATATACCCCCCAAAAAACGCGAAATAAAGGGAAGTTTAGATCATATCGCGGATAGATATATTAAGAATGTACCCGCGCAACACTTACAGTCCTTACCAAGACTGAAACAAATGAAGGTAGGATATACCGATGATGGACTTAAAGTCTTTAATTACTTGGATGTTAACGGGAAAATTACAGGGATTAAAATTCATAAGTCTTATTGGCAAGAAGGAGATAAGCATTGTCAGATATATGGATTAAATCTTTTAAAGGATTATGATAAGAATAAACCCTTAATTATCTGTGAAGGTGAAACCGATATGTTGGTTTGTCCTAATAATGCAATCAGTTTTAGTGCAGGTGCAGGTTCAGTACCTGAAGATTTAAGTGTTATTCTTGATTTTAAGACTATTTATATCGCGTATGATAATGACACGCCAGGTCGAGAGGGTGCTAATAGACTGGCGCAACGCATTAAGACTGAGAGTAGAGGAATTAAGGTATTCATTACTACTTGGAGTGAGTATTTACCTGAAGGATACGATATACGAGATGAGTTTACCAAGTACAAGGAAGATGATGAGTACCAATACAAAGAATTAAAGGCTAGTATTCAAAATGCAGTTGAATATAAGCTACCAAGCAGAGGATATGATGTGATAGATACCTCGGACTTAACCGCATCATACAATACCCCACCAGAACCGATTGTACAATATCTCCTTTACGAAGGTGGGGTCAGCTTGGTGGCGGGAACAGATGGAGTAGGGAAAACTTGGTTTGTATTGCAGATGGCGTATGCTATTGCTAGTGGTACTGAGTTTTTAGGGTTTCATGTTAATAAAAAAGATGTATTGCTGATTCAGTTTGAACTCTCGTTAGAGCAACTATCGAATCGAGTCAAGGCAGTACGAAACAATTTCCCTGAAGATACAAAGGTACAAATAGCAAGATTTGATGACAATGATATGATGTGATAGATACCTCGGACTTAACCGCATCATACAATACCCCACCAGAACCGATTGTACAGTATCTCCTTTACGAAGGTGGGGTCAGCTTGGTGGCGGGAACAGATGGAGTAGGGAAAACTTGGTTTGTATTGCAGATGGCGTATGCTATTGCCAGTGGTACTGAGTTTTTAGGGTTTCATGTTAATAAAAAAGATGTATTGCTGATTCAATTTGAACTCTCGTTAGAGCAACTATCGAATCGAGTCAAGGCAGTACGAAACAATTTTCCTGAAGATACAAAGGTACAAATAGCAAGATTTGATGATAATGATATGATGTTTACCGATCAATGGCAAAAGATTAAGGATACAGTAGAGGATGTAGGGCTTAAAAATGGGGTAATAATCGTAGATAACATCTATACGAGTACCAACCAAGACCTTTCAGATAATAATGCCT